TGCCCCGTTCGTGCATTTCCTTGAGCGTCTCCCCGATCAGCGCGAGGCTCGCCCCGTTGCCGGCCGCAATGACCTTCCGGCAGAGTTCGTCGTCGGGGGGGGTGTCGAAGGGGGGGCGATTTTCGGTGCTGCTGTAGCGGGCGTAGTTCACGAGCGATTCCCGGACCCAGGTGATCCCTTCGGCTTCGGTTTTGATCGGTTGGGATTGAGTATTTTTCAGCGGCGGCAGTTTGGGTGCTGGGGTTTCGGCTGCTTCTACCGACGCAGAACGCCGCTCTTCCGTTCCCTTCCATTCCATTCCCTTCCATTCCGTTCCACGCGCACGCGTGAGGACCGCAGGCCCCTGCGGGTCGCCTGCGGTCACCTGCGGGTCGCCTGCGGTGCCGTGCGGTTGGATGGTGTAGCCTAAATAATCCCTAGACCAATCAGAGTATTGCTCGCAAATCATTGATGTGGTGTACTTTCCAGATTCAAACAGTGAGTGGCAACTGCGACAAAGGAAGATCACGGTACGGTCAAAATCTGGCGATCCATACGGCAAAAAATGATGCCCGCGTATGTTTGTCACGCCTTTAGCATCTGATCCAGGTGACAACGCACACCATTGGCAGGTGACGGGACGCTCCGTCACGTGCCCCAAGGGTGTGTTGACACCTGATCCTGACCGCAACGCACGATCCAACCTACCATGCGCCCTCTGTTTTGTTTCTGCTGGCGATAGCCTAGCGGGGGGGGTGTTTAGTACAATCTCAGAGATGGCGATGGTCTCAATCCAGCCGATTTCTGATCGCGTCAGAAATTCAATGGCTCTTTGAATGAGCTTTTCTTCAGAGCGTGTAATTTGAGCAATAGTTTCGGCTGTGTGTGGGATGCCGGGAGCCCGACAAAGCACGCCCCGCGGCTTGCATTTACTTGCCACCTGGAGGATGAGCATCCAAGCGCCATAAAGGGCCGTTCCGTGAGGTTGAGCCATTAAACTTGTGAACCCGTGGGTGTCGTGATGATTAGAAACTGGAACCCAGTCCATGCGTTGGAGTTCCCGCGTGCGATTGTTCTCGTAGATTTCGTTCCATCCTGAGATCCGCAGCATTTGCATTCCGGGCATGCCGTTATCCTTGTGCGGCTTTCTGCCGCTTCCGTGGTTTCGACTCTAAATCCCCCGCTATACCAAAGAGCGAAGGCTGCGCCGGGGGTGCCCTTAACGGCTCTACGGGGGGCTTGGTGACGGTCCGGTAGGTCAAGGCAAGGGGAATGTTCAGGGACTCCCCGCCGGCCCGCCACAGCCCGTTTTGACCTTCCCGTTTCAGCCTATCGATCTGCCGGCTGATTTCGACCAGGGCGCGGCAGAGGTCGCAACCGCCCTTGATGGCCCTGGCTCCCTGAGCGGGCCGGTAGTGTGGGTGTTTGTGGCAGACGAGGACGAGCTTAAGCATGGTTTCAACTCCCGATTTACTGGGGCCGCGCCTTCCCGGCAGCAGTCGAGCACGTAGCTCTGACCGTTGGCGTTCACCTTGACCGCGCCAAAGTTGCGGAGGCTCGATTGTGGAATTCCCGAGACGCCACTGAAGCAGCACTGCACATGTGGGCCGAATTGCAGCCGCGCCCCATATTCCGCAATCTGCCGCGAAGGGGCTTCCAGGTAGAGGATGTAGCCCGCTGGGTTCGCGCCGGCGTAGGCGAGTTTGCGGAAGCCGAACCACTTCCAGGACGCGTGAGTGTCGATTGGTTCACTCGCCATTCGGATAACGCTCATGTACGGATTGCACGATGCCCCGCGCTTTCTGCTCGTCCAGTAATTCCAACAGGGCCTCTGCCGCCCGCTCCGTAGTCGCTACTACAATCAGACCTTTTTGGTCGTCACGAGAATCAACACAGAGGAACTGGCACTGTTCCCACTGACGGCTCTTGCATTCGAGCAGCAGTTGGCCGACGAGAATTCGGGTTCCTTCATTCATGGGTCATCCCCGAATCTCCGAGCAAGAATTCTAAACGCAAGCGCAGCCTGCAAAACCACGACTGCGTTGCCGCAGGCCCGAAGCTGGTCGGGGCGGTCCTCGTCCACCACCATGGAAATCCCATCAGCCAGGCATCGAAAGCCGGGTTCAATCTGGGGCGAGAGTTGCGGATCTCGTTCGAGGATTTCGGCCCATCGGAGGGTGTTACGGAGTTCGGCTTGATAGCGTTCCCAAGCTCGGCGAGGGCTGCGAGCACAAAGGTCTCGTATGTCAGCGAGCACGCCTTCTCCACCCAAGCCTGGACCGGGAGGGAAAAGCTCTGTGTTTGCGCTTGAAGGTCCCCGCCGCCGGATTCCGTTCTGCCGAGTTCCGCTTTTCGCTGCGTCGATTCCCCGCCCCCGGAAATTGTTCGCGGTGTCGCCCAGTTCGCCGCCTGCTGCGTCAGCATAATTTGCTCGCTGTGTATTCTGTCCCCAACATTTTTCGCGTCCGTCGCTTGTGGTGTTCTCCATCTCCACGCCTGCTGGTCGAGCCCCATCTCCTGTTTGCGGTCTCCGCCCTTCCAGTCTCGGGAGCGCGGAGTCGCCCAATTCTGCACCTGCTTCGCAAACTCCCCGCCGCCCGCTCCCGATGTCGGATTCAGGTTGCCGTGAGGGGTGATCCATCCCCTGGTCTGCCCCGTCAAGCTGTCCTCGGCTCCCGGATGCAATCCGCAACTCTCCGCGTCCTCCCCCCTGGGGGTGCTCCATCTGCGGGCCTGCTGATCGAGCCCCATCTCCTGTTTGCGGTCTCCGCCCCGGCTGCGGAAACTGTCCGTCGCTGGAGTTTGCCAGTTCGCCGCAACTTCGTTCAGATTCCGCACTCCCGCTCCCGTGCTCTCCCGCATCGTCTGAATTTGTTCGGGCGTCTTGGCTCCCCGGCAATCGTGGGCTTGGGCGGTAGGCCAGGATGAACACCCGCTTCCGCTCCTGGGAGGCGCCCACGTCGGACGCTCGTAGACACATCCACTCCGAATCGAACCCGAGATCGGCCAGCGGCCCGAGAACGGCATCGATGTTGCGAACAGTCCAATCTGCGGACTCTCCATCCTCTGCGTCTCCGGGTTCCAGATCGCTACCGGGGCTGCACAGGAGGCCGGGGACGTTTTCGATGAAGACCCATGCGGGTCCGACTTCTCTGATAATTCGGAGGTATTCCCACCAGAGTCCGCTCGCTTTTCCGTCGTGGATGCCGGCTCGTTTTCCGGCGAGAGAGAGATCCGTGCAGGGGAACCCGCCGATGATTCCAGCCACTCGGCCACGATAGAGTTCGCATGGGAAGGTTCGCACGTCACTCCAGACAGGAATGGTTTCAAGCGTCCCTTCCTCCATACGCGCCGCCAGAATGCGGCAGACCGCGAGGTCGTTTTCCACGTAACAAACTGTGCGAGATCCTGGAAGCGCGAGTCGGACGGCGAGGTCGAGTCCTCCGATGCCGGTGAAGAGCGAGACGTAGGGAGAATCAGCCACATGGCTCACCCAGTTGCAGTTCATACTGATCGTCTTCGCGTGACGTTTTGACTTCGGCGAGGTTGCGAAGCATCTGCCGGTAGTAGCTTTCCTTGAGTTCGATCCCGATTCCCAAGCGCCCGGCTTCGACCGCCCCGTAGACTTCCGAACCTACTCCCGCGAATGGCGTGAGCACTTTCTCGCCTGGGTTGCTCCACAGAATCAGGGCGCGTTCGATCACGTCGAGTTGCAGGGGATGGACGTGTTTTTCGTCTTCCGCGTCACGGGCCGGCTTGAAGGGCAGTACGCGGTCGATTCTCACGTCGTCCCAGAAGGCGGAAGCGTACTGCCTCCAGATCCAATGCGAGTAGCGGTTTTCGATCTGGCTCCCTTGCCAGTTGCGGTAGCGCAGGAGTTCGGGCGGGATCTGGCGCTCTCCGGCGTAGTTGAGTAGGCCGTGGGGATGTCGGATCGGAATTGGATTGGCGCCCTTGCGCCGGAACACCAGCAGATAATCCGCGCTCGCCACCGTACACCGTGAAGAATCGTCCACAACGGTTTTGTGCGCTAGGGCCTTGGTCATCGTGCGGTTTCTGACTCCGAGCGGTTCCTTCCAGACGTGATATCGGGCGACGTAGCGGAAGCCGATTCTCTCATGCAGGCGGATGATATCCCCTGGAAAGTCGGTCAAATAATCGCAGCCTGAGTTCCCGCTCGGAACGTCCATGCAGTGGACGCAGGTCATCCGGCCTGGCATCGTGAGCCTGAACAACTCCCGGACCACGAATTCATAATGGGCGAAAAACTCGGCGTAGTCGCGGCAATTGGATAGATCGCGCTCGCTGGAGGAATAGTGGTAGAGGCCGGCAAACGGCGGGGAGTAGAGCGACAGATGAATGGAAGCGTCGGCAAGTGACGGCATCACTTCCATGCAGTCGCCGTTGTATACGGCGTATTGCTCGGTCAATTTCTGATCTTTTACAGCCACGCGGGGACCTCCACGGTGTTCGGGTATTGGTGCTCTCTGGAAAGTGTGATGGAGTCGTTCATGTGTTCGACTAGGCGCGAGAACATGCGATCCGCCGCCTGTGACTTGCGGTGCAGGTTGTCCTTGATGCCGCGCTCGCCTTCGGTCACAACCAAATCGACCGTCACATCGCGGGTTTGGCCGAAGCGCCAGCAGCGGCGCACGGACTGGTAGTATTGCTCGTAGGAGTGGGAAGCGAAGCTCACCACAGTCGAGCAGTGCTGCCAGTTCAGCCCCCAAGCTCCGATCTTGGGTTTGATGACAAGGACCCTCAACTGACCCGAGGCAAACGCTTCGTACCGCTCTTCTTTTTGCTCATCGGGTTGCGAACCGGCAATTTGCAGACCATCGGGGATCAACTGTTCGAGCAGGTCCCCCTCCCGGTTCAGATGGCACCAGACCACCGCAGGCTTGGCTTTGTCGCTGACCAGAACAGCCGCACTCTCGCACCGTTCCGGGATCGTGCGCCGGCGTTCTTCGCGCTCCTCCCACATATTAGAAGCCGGGAGAGCGAAGAGCATCCCGGGAGCCAGGGTGCGAGTTTCCACGGCGTGCTCCCGTTCGATCAAAGCCGGTAGAATGAAACCATCATCCTCAAAACCGAAGTCGGACGGCTTGCGGATCGCCCTGGCCCATGAGCACACCCATTTCCAAAACGGGTCTTCGGCGTGGCCCTTGAATCTCCACTGCTGCCCACCGGAACGTCCACCGTATGATTGCCGCTTGGTGCTGCTGGTATTCTGATCGTTACGGAAAAAACGATTCAGCATGTCCATGTGCCCCAGCTCACCCAGGGCTTCGCTGGAGGTTCCGAGTTCGATGTAATCGTTCGGGGCGGCGGTTGCGGTGCAGAGCAGGCGGTAGGGGATCGTTCGCAGGAATTCAGTGACTTGGGCGCGGCGCTGTCCGTTGAAGGCTTTAATGGCGCTCGATTCGTCGCATACCGCACCCGCGAAGTCTGTCGGGCTGAAATGGTGGAGCTTTTCGTAGTTGGTGACGAGAATCCCCGCCTTTGGCTTGCCCGCTCCACTGGAGCGTTCGCAGCCGATGCCGAATTTTTCCGCTTCGCGGAGCGTCTGAGGGGCGACCGCCAGCGGGGTCAGAATGAGAACCGGGCGGTTGGTTTTGCGGACTACGTTCTCGGCCCAAGCGAGCTGCATCGGAGTCTTGCCCGTTCCACAGTCGGCGAAGATTGCGGCGCGTCCTTTACGGATCGCCCAATCCAAAAGCACCGCCTGGAAGTCGAACAGAAACGAGGGCATCCAGAGGGGGGCGAAACCGAACTCGGATCCGTGCTGCGTCTTTTGTTCGAGAAACGCCGCATAGCTCCCGTTGTTTTGCGACCTCAAGAGCGCCTCCTCCATCAACCAATCCTCCGCTCCCTGCCGTGCTCCCCGCTGATCCGGCCCGCCGCCCCGGATATAGTCTCCGCACTCCTGCTGCTCACGGCCACAGCGTTCGAGATCAGACATGACGTGCCGCCTTTTGCTTGCGATACTGTTTCCGCGCCGCCGAGCGGTCCCTCTCGCGTCGGATCGGCTCCCGGCAGTCCTTGCAGTAGCGCAAGTTGCGGGCGGTCGTATTTACTGGCTTCCCGCACTTCCAGCAGCGGCGTTCTACTCGGTCGAGGTAGGTGATGACACCCTTCACCGCGCCCCCAACTTCTGGTCGATCGATGCGAGCATGGTCAGGATAGCTTCTAGCATCCGAAGCAGCCGTCGGCCAGTCACTCGGAAAGGCTTGACGGGTCTGGGTGGGGCGGAATTAGTAATGTCCCGTTCTGAACCGTTACTGAAAGCAATCCGAATCCGCTCGACGCGTCGCGCCAATTCTGGTCGTTCCATGCGGCCCTCGGCCCGGATGACGGAATCTAAAACCGTAGTGTGGTGCTTGCCGCCGAAGAATTTGCCGATCATGTTCAGGCTGTACTTGGGGTCTTCGGTTAGCCCAAGGACTTCCCGCATGAGCATCATGGCGATCTGCCGCGGGACCACGATATCAGTTCGGTTGGTTTTCGCTTTGAGTTCGGCAAGGCTCAGGTCGAATTCCTCCGCTGTTGCGGATGCAATAGCGTGCATGGAGGGGGGCGCGTCAGGCATGGTTGGCCTCTAACACCTTATAGGCCACATCCCACCGCCCCACGACTTTACCATATCGATTGACGACCACCCGGCATTCGGGATTCTGGCAGGTTGTGGCTGAGGCGGTCTCCTCCGGCAGGATCGGGTAGATGCTCGGCTTGGAGCAGCCCGGGCAGGGGATCATGCGGAGTTCCCGATTTCAGTGAGGCTGCGTTCCAGGTAGTCTACGTATCTGAGCAGTTGTTGGAGCATGGGGCGGATCGGGTTGCGCTCATGGGGGGGGGGCTCGTTACGGTCTTCTGCGCATTC